GCTACTGGTGAGCAAGAAAGGCGTACTCAGGCTGAACGTTTTGTAGGTGAAACTGGGCTTACTCGCACCCGTGGCGAAGAAGAGCGTAAAGGAATTTCTGCTACTGGTGAGCAACAACGCTTAGGCATAGCGGCTACTGGGCGAGAAGAGCGTGCCACAACAATAACTCGTGGTGAGCAAGAGCGACTTGGTATTGGTGCAACCGGTGAGCAACAACGTTTAACACAAAAACAATTACTAGCTGGCCAAGAACGTCAAATTGGATTAACAGGTGAGGAATCACGTCGTACACAACAAGAGCGATTTGTGGGTGAAACGGGTTTAATTCGTGAAACCGGAACACAACAACGTGAAACTGTTGGTCGAACTGCGACGGAACAACGCATGACGGATTTACAGCAAGAGATGTTTAGGCGCTATAAAGAGAACAGAGATTATGAACAAGCTCAACAACAGTACCGAGCATGAAAGAGTGGATTCAAGGACTTACCAACAAAGACCGCGAATCTTTTCTTGCATTCTGTAAACGATCGGCTTCTCCAATCCAGATGTATCTTTATGCCCGGTTTTTGGGCTTTAAAGGTAGCATAACGGATTGCGATGAATGGTCGCAAAAAGAATACAAGAAAAAGAATTTTAACCAGATCTTAGAAAGCGAGATCGAGTTCATGCAGGAGGACATTGCCAAGCTGCGTGAAGCTATTGACATGGGCATAGTAAAACAAGACATGGGTTCCGCCAGGATTGCCATGCTTCAGAAAGAACTTCGCGGCGCCATCAAACAGCTTGCTGATGACAAGATCCTCATGGATAAACAAGGCCTTGTTCTTGCTGGCGCGGACCGAGCGTTACGTGAGATGCTTTCTATCTTCAGAGACGACCCCATCGAAGGGCCCTTGGAGGAAGCTTCTATGGGAGTCTGGACCAAGCTGTTGGCAGAAGAATCTTAACCGAACAGCGAAGTCAGTTTAATCCTGCTATCTTTAGGGCATAGCTGGCTTAGTAATGACGGGAACATCACTCCATTCGGTTTATCGACGTACGGCGCGTGCAGCAGCTCAACAACGTGTTGTTAAGTCGACTACCGGAATTGATGTAGATAGGGCCCAAACAGATTTTGCCTACTTCTGTGAAGCGGTTGGAGACAAGCCTCCAGCTCCTCACCATTTAGAGTGGCATAAATACTTAGGAACCAAGCAAGACAGTGAGTGCTTGGTTGGAATCGCAGGACCAAATATAGATATTCTAGCTCCGAGGGGTTCAGCAAAGAGTACCGTGCTGGGTTTATTTACAGCGTGGGCAATCGGTGTACATGCTTTACAAAAAAAACCTCTTAAAATTCTTTACATCTCCTATACCGTAGACGTAGCAAGACCTAAAAGTGCTTCTATTAAAAGGATTATTGATGAGAGCAAAGCATATAGAGAAGTCTTTCCGATGGTTAAGATTGCTAAAGGTATTAATTCTAATGAGTATTGGAGTATTGATTGGAAGTTCGCAGGGATTAAATCTACAGGTGAAGAGGAGTTTACTGTATGTTGCGCAGGCTTAAAAGGTGCCGTTACTTCTAAACGGTCCCAATTATGTGTCTTGGACGACGTGGTGAAAAGCTCTGAGGATATAAAAAACAGGGAAGTCCGCCTGGCCATGGAAGATAACTGGAATTCAGTTATTGTTCCAACCATGTTTGAAGGAGGTAGGGCTATATGTTTAGGTACGCGTTTTCGCCACGACGATATACACTCAACAACATTTATCCCGGCTAATAACTGGGTTCAGGTTGTCCAGTCTGCAGTCTCTATTGATGAACATGGAGACGAACATTCGTACTGGCCTGATATGTGGTCGCTTGAGTATCTGCAGGAACGTCGCAGGCAAGCTCCTATCGCATTCAGCTTTCAGTACCAAAACCAAATTGTTCAGACCAGTGAGCTGTCGCTGACTCCGGACCTAATTGTCAAAGGAGAAATTGCAACTCAATTCGATTGCATCGGCGTTGGCGTAGACCTATCTGCTGGCATCAGGGAACGTAACGACTACACAGTCTTTGTTATGGGTGGACGTGTTGGTAACAAGATTCACATTATCGATTTCAAAAGAATTCGAATTATGGGAAATCTGGAGAAGCTAGAAGCTTTAATGGAAATGATGGAGGAGTGGGGTATTGTCCATAAAAACAATGGCCAGTATTTTCCCACTGGTAACCAAGTTGAAATTTGGTCAGAGGCTGTTGCATACCAGGCTTCCCTGGAAGCAGACTTTAAACGAATCTGTCTTGGAGATCACGGACTTTACAATATAAACTGGCATCCAGTTAAAGGTTTCCGTGGAGACAAGGTTGCCAGGTTCCGAGGAATTATGGGTTTATTCGAACAACACAACATAATCTTCAACAAATACAGGAAGTTTACTGCGCTGACTGAGGAGATTCTTAACTTTGGAGTTACCTCTCACGACGACGCTGTTGACGCTCTTGTTTGGCTTTGCACTGGTTTAATGACCAGAGGAGCATTGCAGTTAGAGTATTGAAGATTTAAACTAAAGAAATCACATAGCAATGTCTACCAGCTATTACGACGTAGAGCTTGAGCAGGATGCTTACGGATCCGCCGTCATTCCTCTCCCCGATGAGTTGTGTCACGACATGGCTCTTCAACCCAACGAACGGTTTGAGTTGGAAGTGGAAGACGACATCATTACGCTAAAACGAGTAGGAGCTGGCTACGATATTGACTAACTGCCTTGGGCAAACTAAATGAGCGACAGCACCAAAACCATAATTGATGATATCCTTAAATCGGTTGTAAACCGAGACGGAAGTGGCGTAGCTGACACCATGTTGGTGAATGCCCACTTGTCGCAGCTCAGGATGTTTGGGATAAGACAGGGTGTTGAGTTTTACCCAAATCAAGATAACTTTGGTACTCAGCGGTTTGACTTTATTCAGCAAGTTATCAAGTTTAATAAGCTTGACGCCAGGCTAGACTCAATCTGGGATCGATTCCTGTGTTACGGCAAAGGTCTTTTCTATATTCGGCCAACAAAAAAAACCTATCGTCTCTACTGGTTCGATAAAGATTCCTATAGAACGTACTACTCACCAGACGGTGACCTGGAAGAAGTCATCATCATCTATGCGTACAAGGTTCGGGCATCCCGTGGATTCCAGGGAGTCGGGCTAAACACGGATAAGCGGTACATGCGTTTGCGGATCACGGCTTCTGAGATTGAGGAGTTCCACAGCGAGCAAGAGATTACGTTTGATATGCCGGCAATGGAGTTCGGCATCATGGACAAGAAGACTGTTGTCAACACCATGGAATTTATTCCGTGCGTTGAAGTCTTCAACAACCCGGACGCTTTTGGAACAGAAGGGGTCGGTGAGTTTGATTGGATGGCTAATCAGATTGTAGCTCATGACGAGATGGTTAAAAACATCCGAGCCAACCTTTCTTTTTTCGGTAACCCAACACTTCTGTCTTCCAGGCCCAAACAAGACATCATTGAAAACAATGATTCTGATGTTGCTCAGCGCCCCAGCATCTCCAGTCAGTCTGGCTTCCAATCTGAATTCTTTCTGTCCAGCTCCACGTACAAACAGGACAACGTCACCCGTAACTCCCCTGGCTACATCGGTAAGCCAGGCTCAGGCATGCGGGTTCCGAGGGTCATTGCCAACCTGGAGCCAACCGATCGTGTCGGCTTTATTACGCCCAACGCTGTTAGTACCGATCAGGCTCGATACGCTGAACAGCTTCGCAGTGAGATTCGGCTTGCCCTGGGAGGAATCGATGACCTCAGTATTACAAATGTCACAGCTACTGAAATCAAATCAGCTTATGGCCGTGTAAGTGCAACTGCAAAGAAAAAGTGTTTGCAACTTTATACCTATGGAATTTGTAAATGCTTTGAGCTAATGATCTTTCAGGAGGAACAGATCTTCCGTAAATCTCTGGCATACGCATCAGGCATTAAGTATCCCACCCCTCCGGAGGATACAGACGACAAAGACCTGATGGTTAAATATGAAAAGCAAAAAACAACTTACGAAAAGAAATTACAAAAGGCAATTGATACTGCTTTGGAGACAAAAGAGATTCCTGATGGCGTCCTTGGCCTAGCCCCAGATGGTGATCGCCAGGTCAATTGGAGGTGGATGGGCCCCGTATATGAAGACACCGCACAAGACAAACTTAACCAATCTATCTTCACAAGAAACCTACAAGAATTAGGTGTTGATAGCATTGAAGCACTGAAGTATTTATTCCCTTCTAAAACGGATGACGAAATCGCGGGAATGCTCTCCGGTTTCCCATTCCGAATGGTGGGGGAAGTACAGAGGGCTTACTCTGCATTCATTGATTTAATCAATCAAGAAATGCGGACACCGCACCCGCAGCAACCAAATCTTCCAATGGCTGCGGACCCGAGACTTGATCTCACCCCCTTCCTTTACCGAACTCTCGAAAGCCTACAAAAAGAGGTAACCTATGCAGGCAGATACCGCAGTGCAGATCCAATCGGCACCCCAAGCATCCCCGACCCAGCCGATCAGCTACGCGGCCCAAGTAGCCCAGACGGCAGCGCAGGCTCCGGCGGTCTCAACCAATTCCCAATGGGTGGCACCTTACCAACAAGCGGTGGTCCCAGCCCCTCAAACCCAGGCCCAGATGGGGGTGAGCAACTACCAATCCAACCCTACACAGTACTACCCCCAAGCGCCCCAGGCGCCCCAACCTCAGGAGAATCCGTACAAGGAGGCGTTCAATCGGGTGGTGGGGCTCCTGAGTTCGCCCGTCCAATTCCCATTCCAGGGTCAACAATCAGGCGCGAACCAAACAGTCGCACCGGTCAACTACGATTCCCCACTGGCTCCCCAGTACAACAACGCGGGGATGCCGACCTCTTTGCCTGGGATCAACAGCAACCCGGCCTACTCCAGCGGCTATTCCCAAACTTCGCAGGAACTGACAAGGGAGCAACTCCAAGCAAACGGCGTAAGTGAAGCCAGTCTGCAGGTCATCGACCACTTCGGTGCCGATGTTCCCGCTATCCTCAACAATTACGCCTGTCAACTGGAAGATTCGCTGATCACCACTAATCAACAGTTGATGGAAGCTGTTAGCCTTCTGCAGGAACTTTCCGGTGAGCACAAGTCTTACGAGACCATCCTGACCGATCCGGATGTACTGGCCGATTACACCTGTGAATTCTTCGGTGAGAACGGTCCCTACCCTGTGGCTGATGAGGCTCCTGCCCAGCCCCAGATGATCCGCACCGCTGGTCAACAGTTCCAGGTTCCTGCCGCTCCCCAGCGGCCTGAGATGCCCGTTCCTCCTCAGCCCCAAGTTGCCGGTAACCCCGCTGACTTCTGGAACAGCTTCGGCTCCCTGGCAGATCGTGACCCCGCTAACGCCTGGCGCTATCTGAACCAGGCTGCAGCCAACCCTGAAGTCTTCCGCCAGAAGCTCCTGGTAATGGAATGATATCAGGATTACGGATAAATACCACTTATCCGTAAAACAGCTAAATGTAAAATAAGGGGTAGCACATAGCTCCCCTTATTTATTTATTTTATATAGACAATGACATCAAAAAAGTCTAGTACCAGGGACAAGGCAAGCAGCTTTTTGTCTGGTTTTGGTACGGCAGGTGGTCCGATTGGCTCCCCTGCTTTGATCGGTTTTGGTGCCACAGATGTCGCTCAACAAGTTGGGTACGGCAATAGCGATCAATATCTAGCAATCCGTATGGCTGGTGGCGCACCTGTCGTTGGTCAAGCCAATGCACCTCAACCCCGTATGCCACAGGATCTTGACTCCGCCTACTTGAAACTTAATCTTCCCGGTTCGCCTCTACCCCGTAATGGACTGCTGACGCCCCAGTTCCTACGGTCTGCTGAGATAATACAAAACCAGATCTCAATGAATGAGCAATATAATTTAATGAAGGGAATGCCACTTACTGGACAGCTTCCAATGTCCATTCAACCGCCCGCTTCTCGTAAAAAGTAATCTCAATGGACAAAGCAAAAGCTAAGAGCGCAGTTAAAAAATCTAAGAGCCGCAAGAAGAGTGCTCCAAAGGAAGCTGCCCAGATGCAGATGCCCCCTGGCGTGACCCCTGGCATCAACCCCGAAGTAGGTGCAATGAACGTATCCATGCAGCCTGCAGACGGCTATATCAACCCCTATCGCGCCTTGGGTACGATGGTTCCTAGCCCCTACACCCCTGGCAATATGCTGCCCGGTTACAATGCTCCTCAGATGACTGGCGGCTAACTTATTAATTAGGATTGATAAACTGTTGCTATAATTTTTTTAATGGGACGAAAGTTCCAGGCCAGTAATGGCACGAACCTTGAAAGCTGAATAAATTTTCCAGTTCTTTGTCCATTACTACCATGGATCTTTTAGATCCTGGTATCAGCTAAAAATTACGCTGTAATACCAACATGTTCATTGATAACGATTTTCCTAAACTGCTAGGTGCAGAGCTATACCGCCCTCACCCGGCCTACATCGTTGAGATGGCTGCGGAACCCGTAGTTGTTCACGATTTTACTAAGCAACCTGGTCAGACCGTTCAACTTGACCGTTATCGTTTCTGGGGAGCTCCCGGTACGAAAACCCAGCGTGAGCGGACTCAAGATCAAACGATCGGTACTGCTAACAGCCGTTCGATCGTAAAGGATAAGGTCCTTGTCTCTCTTAGGGAATATACAGGTCCTGCTGATCCTAATAACGCTAACCTCCCGAGTACTTTCAAAATTGCTCGCGAGACTCTGATGACTGCTCAGCGTCTGCTGCTGGATAGTGGGAACCTTAATATGTTCCACCAATCCATCGGTTCGCTGACCCTCCTGGACGACTATCGCCGCTGGCGCGATCGCGTCTTCCTGGATGAATTTGCAAAGTCTGAAGCTCGCGGTGCGGCTTCTGACACCCAAGGTGGTTACTACTACCCGAACGGTAAAGTTAAGACCAACGCAACTACACTGACTGCTTATTCTGCTACTGAATATGCTTCAGAGCGTTATAAGTTCAACGTGAAAACTGACTTGCTTGAAGTTGTCAAACAGCTTCGTAAGCGCAACACACCAGTTTTTGCTGACGGCTACTACCGTTGCATTGCTGATCCCTCTTTCATGAAGGATCTGCGTGCTGACCAAGGCTTCCGCGAAGTTGCTCGCTATCCTGGCATGGGCCAACCGAATCCCCTCATGGGTATGATGGCTCCAAACGCTGCTATCTATGGCGGCGGTCAGTTTGGCCAAGCACAATTTGTTGCGGGCGAGCCCGTAATGCCGTCTGGTTTTGTATTTGAAGGAGTCCGCTTCTTCGAATCAACTAACTTCGCAGAAAAAACCATTACTGTCAACATTGCAGACGGTGGTGGTGAAATTTCTCACTCCACTCCTCCCGCCCTTTTCTTTGGCCCTCAGGCCGTGGGCGTCGGTATTGGTGGTCCCAATGCTCAAGTTCTTATCAACAACAACGACGACTTCAGCCGCTTTATCATTCTGATTTGGCAACTGTACGCCGGTTTTGCGAACCTGAACAAGGACTTCATTACCGCTGCATTCACTATCGTTTGAGGAAGGAGGTAACTACTAATGGCTGCTTACAAAGAAGAAGCCGGTGCTGTTCTGCAGCCCGGTAATCAGATTAATCGCCTTTCTTCGTACAACACCGAAGGTGTTTACGGTTGGCCTGGCGTTGAAGCCTATGAAATGATTGGTTACGTCAAGATTGATAATCTTGCCGCCACCAAAGCTTCATTCAAGAGCTTCGACATCATTGTTCCGTCTCCTGATCGTCGTCCTGACGACCGAGTGCGTGACAACCGCACCTCTCTTGTGGTGCAGGCCAGCGCTGCGCGTCCCTCTTACATCTACGGCGCTTCTATT